CGCTCGAACGCGGCAGCAGTCGATGCAGCAGTCTTGGTAGCCGTCGTAGACTGTTGAGACAGGGAGCGAGTCACCGCATCAACCTGTTCCTTAAAGCCCAACGTAGCACGTTGCATACCCAGAGGATCAAGGGTACGATTGATGGGTGTGGCCATACGACGAACTAGGTCGTTATAGGCGCGTTCCAGATCCTGAATACCTTGCAGCCTTACTTGCGGGCTGAGGTTCATCTGGTTGATCTTGTTCGTGTAGTTCTGGACCTGCTGCAGAGCCTTAACAGCTGCGCCTTCTTGGCGCCTCAATGCGGCAGTATTATAGTCGAACCCTTTGGCCTGCTTCCGCATCGCATTGTCGACACGGGCACCAAAACGTTCAAGGACTCGAGCACCTTGCTCAAGTCCTGAGGTGTTAACACCTAGCCCAAAAGTAATATTACCCAGGTTGAGCATAGTATTAACACCTCAGTTCTTGGTGTGGCAGTTATCTTTTCCTGCGGGGATTCTTATTGGCGTCCCTGCGCGCCTTTTCGTATGCTTCCTTCTCCAGGTCTGATGATACCCTGAAGTAGGTCATCCAGCCCTTAATCCTACTGATAGGCCAGGACTGGACTTCTTGCTCCGAAAGACCTAGCTCGTGTGCTATCCTAAAGGACGCGTACTTAAGCGGAAATCTGCGGAGCTTGGCTTTTATCCTCGTCAGTCACATCCATGCCGAGGAGCTGGCCGATCGCCTTCTGCAACTGTTGCAGATCCTTGCCGAAGGGCAGGCTGAGCAGGGACTCGATGTGTTCGTCACCGAACAGACGTTCGCTGCTGCCCGGAAGATAGGTGAAGCGGATGATCATGTCGACCGCCGAACGCTTCTTGTCTTCCGAGTTCTGCGCATCGAGGACTTCGTCTAGCGAGGGCTCGCGCAGTTCGACGGGAACGCCGAACAGAGTGGTCGGAGAGCCTTTCGGCTTTGCCCCAAAAATCTGGGCAAGAGCCTCTTCACGCGTGAAGGTCTTGACCTCCACTTCTTGCGCTTCGTCGGTTTGGGTTTCAGGCTTGGTTTGTGCAGACATGGTGGCCTCCTGTTTCTGCGGTTATGTGACTAGGTTAGACTGCGGTTGCAGGACCATCGCCACGGAAGGAAAGGCTGAACTCGTTTTGGCCGTCAATGGCGTTTGCGAGTGAGATGTCAGTGAGGATGGCATTACCAACCACACCATCGAGAGGGGTCTGACCAATCGCACCATTCGGTAGATAGCGAACAGTGAGTCCCGTTTGAGCCTGGAAGGCAGCGATGCACTTCTTCAGGGCGCTGTTCAGCGTGGAATCAGGTGCAATATCCCAACCGAAGGGACGAGCAACCAGATCACCATCCGGAACCCAGAGCTGCAGGGTTTGCGTGGCAGTTTCCACATCACCCTGAGCACCCGATTGACCAGTCGACATAGCCTTAAAGAAGCCGTGGAACATCGTCTTGCCAGGATTCGAGAAGTCCAGGTCAACAGAGACGTAGATCAGAGCACGAGTGGTAAGCGCGGTGCGCCAGGCAGACGAGGCAGCGAAGATACCACCAAGCTCCAGCGAGACCGAACGAAGGCCTTCATCGAAGCGGCGGTAGCCATTGTTTGCCTGAGCATCGTCGTAGCCCGTCGTATCCTGTTCAGCCACGGTCTGACTCAGGTTGAACGAGCGACCCTTGGCGATCTGCGTCATCGGGATATAGAAGCCCGTAATCGTGACTGGGGATGCAGGCGTGTAGGTTGCCTTGAAGGTGACTCGGCCTACTAGGTAGTCGATGGACTCCACGTTAGCGGTCACATCAGTACCACCTGCGAGCACAGTCACCGGATTCAGGAAGGAGATGACACGACGAGCAGCTGCAGTGATCTGGTAAGTCTTGCCAGACACCAATGACATCGCCTCACTAGTCATGGCAATCGGGGTGCCAGACTTCTTGATAACGGCGTTATGGCCTGCGACACCCTTGTACAGACCGTTGGCTGTTACACCCCATTGACCCAGAGTGGGCTGTTGCGACTCGAAAGACTGTCCGAAGATGGTGTCAACGACGTTGCCCATCTCGTCAGTGAGATCACCCGTATTACCAGGCAGCGTGACAAAGGTAACACCATTGTCATCCGAAACCTGAATGCGCTTGTTGGCCATTGTTTTGCTCCGCTGACCTGTTGATGACGACGAATGCTACCGTTTATACTGCTTCCCGGTAACCGGAAGTCTCGAACCAGACGATTAGCTGAAGATTCAGCGTGAACATCGCCCGGTCTTTATCGTCAAACCCCACATCAGTGATCTCCCCGATCGCTGTTATGGAAGAGAGATTGATCCATGATGGTGGCCTGGAAGGAATCCCAACGAGTGCATCTCTGCATGCACGCATTTTGAGGTAGAGATCTTCTGCGCCTCCTGCCCCAGGAACTCCTCGCCCAATGAGCTGCACAGTTGGATAATCCTGTGCAATAACTGGCTCCGCCGAACGTCCACCTGTGTTCCGAACCACGATCATCGGCTTGCTGTGTTCAACCAAGCGCCCATAAGCAAAATGCCAGTTCCCACCTTCCGTGAGATCTGGTGTATGTGCCTTAAGCACATCATAAATGCCTCTTGCGGGACTTACCTCAGCCACCTAATCTACCTCTTACGCGATCCGTCACTCTCTGGACGATGTTAGACCAGTCCTCATTGATTGCCTTCTCCAGGAACTTATCCGAAGTTGGTGCAGCGTGCTTGTAGGGGATCTCGTGGACGTAGATGGCATACTCTGGATCGCCACCCTTACCATACCCTATCTCAACACGTGCATTACCTCTGAAGTTCTCCACTTCCAAATAGGCCGAGTTGGCCAACTCTCCAGTCAGTTTAGGAACATACACGAGTGACAGTTCCAAAGTAGGCTGGAGTGCTGAAGCAAGATCTCCTGGTAGGAAGCCTTCAACCCTCCTTACATAATCCCTAAAGTCTCGTGCGATTTCGTCGAGTACGGGCTTTAAGGCCCTTCCCAACTCTGCGCCCGAGCTTACGTCTGATACCTTGAACTGCTTTTTGCCAATCCCGATGGAGATTGGCATCGCATTATAGGACTTTGCACCATTGATAGGCTTTGCCGAGGTTTGTTTCGGCTTGTCCTTGTTCTTCTGGGCGACCCGTTTAAGAAGCGGATCATAGTCCCTAATCCCAGCCATCAGAGGTAAGCTCGTCTAATCTGCTCCATATACCTTAGATCCGGTGTTGACGTGAAACCTTGGATCTCGTGCGCGTCGGCCTCATTTGGGGATAGTGCTCCCATATGGCTACCTTTAGCAAGGTAACCACCTTCTTCAACATCCCGATCAACAATGACCTGAGTCTTAGAAGTGATTTGCTCACCTGCAGCCCCTTGTAGCGTGGCAGTCTCTTCAGTCCAACGACCCCAGATCAAGACTGGAGGCGCGTACGCTACTTCATTGTCCGCACCAAGCTCACCAGGAGCCCAGTAGGTCACTGGATGAAGCTTCATACGGTTAGCAGGGCCAAAAGAGACAGTCATTATAGCACCCTAAACTGTGCATTCTTCTTTTGAACCTTGGGGTCAGAAGCCATCGCCTTCAAAGTCCCTGAGGAATCAAAAGCGATGGCCTGCTGTCCCAACCTTGTCATAGCAAGTCCTGACCCATTCTTTGGACCACCATAGGTATCCGCAGAGTTGTCGACCTCCGAAGAAGTAAGCCCGCCCCGTTCTGTCAGCATCACAATGAAGTGAGCCGCCAGATAACGCTCAATGAGCTCGAGGCGGGAATCAGTCATTCCCTTGTCTGCCAGTAGTTCATCGACCAACAGCGAGGCGTCCGTAATGAACAAGTCAACAGAATCATCGGTGAGACCTTGAGGAGTCTCCACGATGTGTTTGACCTTTTCCTTTGTTGTTCGGATTGGCATTACATTTCCAGGGATTATTTTCGAAGGCCAGTCAGTTCACTTGTTACTTCTTGGCCGCCGGGTCCTCGAACTTGTCCTTGAACGAGGCGTATTGATCCGGCGAAAGTCGAACCTTGTCACC